GTACTGTCTCAGTACTGGCAGAAGTTTTGAACTATCTGAGGCGATACTTTCCATGGCGTTTGTGATCTCAGCATTCGATTTACCCGCTTTTTGCAGTTCGTAGAATGTTTTGATGATCATCTTGATACCACCATCGGCATCATTAATATACTTGACAAATCCCTGAAGATTAATCCCCCATTTCTTGAGATCGGCACCGAATCCGCTCTCGCCGTCACGGAAAAAATCACCCATATGATCAAGTGCATCTTTGTTGAAATCGCTGAATTTGTCATATTCGATATTCAGTGAACCGAAAGCCCCTTGTAGCTTCTGTAGCTGCTCTACGGTCATACCAGAACTGTATGAAGCATCATTCAATACCTTCACATAGTCACTGGCTGCATTTACCTGACTGATTGTAATAGCTGTTAATGCACCGAACCCTGCACCTACAGCAAGTAGCCCTGTGTTCATCCCGGCCAGCTTTCCAGTGATGTCACCGAAACCGCCAGATAATGAAGCGAGCGAACCGCCCGCCTCACGACTGAATGCATTTAAACTGTTTCCGGCAGTACCTAATGCACGTTGCAGGCCAGTAGCATCACCGTTGATATTAAAAACTAATTGTTGATTGTTCCCTGCCATGTTTAGCCTCCATTGCCAGTACTGCCAGTAATGAATTGCATCATGGCTGACTGTTGTAATTGTTGTTGTGTCAGTTGTTTTTGTTCATCTTCCTGAATACGTTCATGTACTGTCTTATTTGAAAGCAGGCCGTACATATCCCAGTCATTAACACTGGCATTCTTCATGCCTGCTTCGGTTAAATTACCAGAGGACATTAAGATAAGA